CAGAGGGTGAGGTTTCTCCTACTCCCATTTGCCCAGAACTATCTATAGTAACTGCAGTGCTAGTCGCATTGTCATCAATACCTGTAGAGGAGAAATTGGTTAAAGGATAAGACATCATATCACCAGTAACAGAACCATTAGCAGGGGTCACAGTCTGAACTGCCTTACCAATAAAGACACAATACATTGTATCAGATGCAGATGTGGCGGCACTCAGTGTTAGTGTTGTACCACTAGCTGTATATGCGTAACTGCTTCCAGGTTCCTGTCTTACGTTATTAATGAAAAGAGCGATTTCATTTTCATTAGCTACAGGATTGTCAAGCGTATATGTGGTAGTCGCACTTGTTGTAAAATGCTGTACCGCAAAGCTTGTATAACTATCTGCAGGTCTGTTACCTATGTATCCCAATTATTACTCCTTATGTTGATATATCATCCACAGCTGAAACCCATACGTCAGCTGAAGACGCTGTATCAGAAACTACTTTTAGTGCGTCGCCTGATTCGACAACCACTTTCGCACCACCATCCAATACCTGCAAAGCAGACCCTGGAGGAACAGGTGCATCTTTAACCATGTAAATATCATTGGCACCATCATTAATGTAAACATCTACATTAATAGTGCTGCTTGTAATATTTGATACCGAAATTCCAACTACAGTGTCATATGAGTTTGCAGTAAAGAGGGTAGCTGCAGAAGTCCCTACTGCGTTAGAGGTGTACCTTCTAAAATTTTGCGCCATTCTTTACTCCTTATAAAGCAACTGCCATTGCAATTGCAAATCCATTTGTTGCTGCATTCGCGACATCCACACCATTTACGGTTGTGACTTGTAAGTCAGCCAATGCGTTATACACATTTGTTCCATCTGAATAGACAAACGCGTCACGCCCAGAAGGTACAGTAAATGTTGTACCGCTTCCAGTTGTTAAGATTACGTCATTACTATCTGCCGTATTGTTCAGCACCATGTACACACTTTCGCGCGCAGGTATGGTAACCGTACAAGTGCCCCCTGGTGAACCGCCGAAGTTAAGGACAAAGTTTCTTCCATCTTCGTCAGCGTAAGAAGTGGGGTCAGTAGTAAAGGTTAATGTATGTGTTGTACCTGATAACGTAACAGAAGCATAACCTGTAATCTTGTTCTCAAGACGTTTTAAGTTATCATTTGTTTGATCACCCCAGGTGTTATCGTTCTCACCTGTGGTCATTAAACGTAAGTTTAAGCCACCGCTACTCCAGGTAGATGCCATTAACTAATCCTTATAATTGCGTTACTTGCGTCTGCTGTTGGAAACTCAATGGTAAATGTACCATTAGAAACCGAATAATCTGCTCCGAAATCTAACACCATTACGGCGGAGTTAGAATCGTCTGTGTTATAAATTATACAACCTCTTGTAGTAAATGTAGCACTTGACCATGATGTGTTAGCAAAATCACAAACTGCTGTTGATCCATCTAATGTTGGAGTGACACTTGTTAAAGTGTTACCGCCAGTAGTGTATCCACTACCATTAGCTAGCTCATCACTATTTCCAGTTACGTCTGTGTAATTTGTGGTCGAGGCGCCGTATGTACCAGCTTGGGCTGATTGTGCTTTAATCAGAGCGATCTTAAAAGTATTACCTGTACTTGCTGTGAAGTCGTGTTTACTTTCAAGAATCTCTTGTTTAAAGCTATTACATATTGCTGATGTAATTGCCATGCTTTATTGTCCTCTCTGCATTGTTCTTAGTTCACCGTTACGAAACTCATCATTTCGCATTCTTACTTGTTCCTCATTCGCTAATGTTTGGATTGCTCGGTTATAATAACCTTGCCATAGTTCGATTACTTGAGGTGTCTCTTTCATGTATCCTATAGCTTCAATCAATGTACCGTATAGTATAGCGTCTGGGGCGTTATCACCTAGATAAGTGTTTTGATTACCTGATGATAACCCTGGAACTCTAATAGTATACCCTATTTCGACTGTTGTTGCAAGGGCTGGAGTTGGTCCAAACAAGAAATTAGTTTGGCGATTTCCACTTGTGTATGTCGTTCCAGTTTGATTTAAGGCATAGTATCTTACTGTGCCTGTATCAGTTGAAGGATTCTTGCTGTACTCTTTGATGAATGACTCATCTTTTTCCAGTAGAAAATCCCCGTTCTGAATCCTTAGATAACGCGGTATCACCATGTCTGAAGGAACAGCCACTGTTGCCGTGCCCCCCGTCAAGGATAGCGTTGAAACTTTTCTGAAAGCAGTAAGGTCTACTTCTTTGGCAATACGTAATTCCGCTAATTCAATACATAAATCAATAGGAGCTTTGCCGCTCCCTGTTGCTGTAGTGAAAGATGTAGCTGAGTTCTCTAGCCAATCTTGTACGTTTTGTTTAAGTTGATCGTATGTTAATCCCATTATGTACCCCAAGCATTAGCACCCCAGGAATCAACACCCCATCCTGAATTGTCTATTGCAATTGATATTGTACCAAATCCTGAGCTAAGTTGCAACCCGTCTGCGTCTTCTCCTGTATTAATTATTGGAGTACCGATACCAGTTGCTGCTGATTGACTTGGTGATGTTATTGTTGAGCTTGCTTGGAATGTGAGTGTTCCATGAGCTGTTGCAGATGATTGACCATCTACATTTTCTTGAGCACTAAAGTTTGTTGAA